TAAATTAAATAAGTTATGTATTTCAGAAGCACAATAATCTATGCCCTCTAAATATACAGCGTTCATGAATTGTTTTAACGCAAAATTATTTCTTTCATCCACAGACCTGTATAATTGGGGTAATCTTTCATACATAAAATCTTTCATACCCAAATTTGAGTACTCAAAAGTACTATCATTTGTTTCAGATATAGAAGATGACACTTTCACATTAGCTGTTACTTCTTTATACCTATATCTTATACACGTACCTGTTACAACATTAGAAGCACTCAATACACTTTTAGATACTTCTCTACTCACAACTCCCGAAACTAATACTGAAGCACCCAATAAATCTTTAGTTACTGCTCTATTCACAACTCCCGAAACTTCGGAAGTACTGGTTATAGTTCTTGGAGTTTCACTCATTATGTACCCCCTGTAACAGTAGCCCCTATTGTTCCAGCTATTATTATAGTATTCTCATCTACCTCTACATCAGAAGCAGGGTCAGTAACAGTTATGGAATAAATACCTTCTACTTCAGACAAAGCAACTACTAAATTTGATGCATTTAAATCGGCACCAAAATCATACATCCCCACAGCTAATAAATCAGCTGCTAAAGTTTCAAGTAATACTTTAAGGTCAGCATTAACATAATCAGAAGTAGTTTTTGCAGTAATAGTAATATCCTGCTCTAAATACACAGGAGAATTAACGTTATAGTAAGTTCCCATAACTTGTCGTTCTGTGTATAAAGTTTCTGCTGCTGTTTCATCAGCCGTTGCAAGTTCGGTTGTCAATTCAGGAAGTAAATACACACAAACGTAATTTGTTACGTCTGTCCAATCTGCTGTAACACTATAATCTTCTGTAGCTAGAGCTGTTGAGCCTAAAGCTGTTACGGCTTTATAGTAATGTCCTACTGTTCCTCCACCTGATGACACAGGTGTATTTAATACAATCTCATCTTTTTTCAAAACTATAGTTCCATCTGTGGTAATATAATTTGCGGTATTAAAAATAGCACTTGCTTTCCTACTACTCAATTCGGATATGGCTAAATCCTCATAATCAGTAAGAGTAACTGCTCTCCACATAGCTCTTGCTAATGCTAAAGCATGAATTTTAGCTTGTTCTACTGTTTCTTTATCTATACCTAAAGTATCTGCTGTCCCAAAATTAAATGTGCTTAATACTTCTGGTAAAGGAACTTCTAATTCGGAAATTGCTTCATTGGCTACATTACCAATTACTCCTCCACCTACTCTATATGTTGCAGTTATTCCTTCGTTATAAAGAAGAGGTATTTTTCCATTAGTTCCATCTCCTAAAGTTATACTCGAAATATCATTTTCATCTGTGGATAGTATATAATCTTTATCCGTGGATATACTATCTATAAAACTGTCAACTCTATTCCACTTTATAAATCCTGTTCCTTCATCTATTAACAATATGAAATAGTCATCATTAGTTGCATCTACAGCTAAAGGGTAATAGTTCATTCTGAACTTTTGATTTGCTGAAGCATTGCTACTACCTAAAATATCTTGTGTCACAGTATAACCATGAGTCACTAAAGATTGATAAGTGTATGTTGCTGCTGGTTTTTCTATGCCTGTATCACCTGCAGCAATTACAACATCTGCATCAAGTTCATAAAATTCAGAAGGTTCTGAATCTGTTTCAGGAGTCTTGACTCTTGTCCCTGCTGGAATAGTATAGTCTAATGCTTGAGGTGTTATCTCGAACACTTGATAGAATTTGGCAGGAGAATTGCCCTGTAGTGAGTAACCCAATACACTTGTGAGTTTAATAACACTTGCTCTTTCTTGTGCAGTTTCAAGAAAAACTTCTCCAGAAACTACATCTAAATAGTAACTTATTAAATCTAGCATATAAGCCATCGTTTCAATGATAACTATCCCTGCATCAGATGATGAAGTATCTGTATAAGAAGGAAGTAATTCCTGTAACTTTGCTATCATTGCTGTTCTAAATCCTTCATAATCTCTTACGGCATAATCTAACATTATATTCCTCCTCCCATACTTACTTGGATTGTCTCTGTTGAATTGTCAATTAAATTAGTAAAACTAACAGTTGTTACAATTTCACCTTCATTGTCTCCCTCAGTAACTACTATATCATTAATATCTACATTGATTCTATCATCATATTTGTTTACCGCGTCTTGAATTTCATACTGTATTAAAGTTACAGCAGAAGTATCACAAGGTTCAAAAACAGCCCTTGAAATATTACTTCCAAACTCTTCCATTACTCTTTCATTAACATTGGTTCCTATAATCTGAACAACACTCTCTTTTAAATGTGTATTATCGTTAGAGGTTGCCTGACTCATTACTGTCCCACCTTTTACACCTACTCTAAAAGGAAAACTTATACCTCTTATTGTTGACAAAATATCTCCTCCTAACTATGGGTGAGTATGATTATTAGTATTACCTGTAGTATCAATAATAGTTTTAGATGATGTAATATCTCCTGTAACATTTAAATCGCCTGTTATTGTTGTGTCACCTGTGACTTCTATTGTATTTTTAAGAGAGTTGATAACTATCTTTGCTCCTGTTGCAGTAGTGATTACTATTTTCTCGGTTGAATAATCTGTTGCAAATGGAGTCTTACGACTTTGCCAAAATCCACCAACCCATATAGGATAATCTACATCACCTTCTTCAAACTCAATCCATACTGAGTCACCGATAGATGGAAACATAAAAATACCAATACCATCCCCTACACATGGCATACATGGAGTACACCAAGGACTTTCATTAACTCCATATATAGTAGGACATTTAACTTTTATTCTTCCCATATTCTCTTCTGTGTCATTTATCTTACTCACAAGTGCTCTAAATTTTCCGTATTGCATACTCTCCTCCTAGCTCTAAGGTATGATTAAACTCTTACCTATTGTCAGTATATCTGTTGTTTTCATATTGTTAGCTGTAGCTATTTTTGCATATAAATTACTTTTACCATAAAATTTCAAGGAAATTCGGCTTAAAGTATCCCCTGAAACAATCTTATATTTTCTAAGCTTAACTGTAGGTGTGACAGCAACTTTACTTGTGTTCCTAGTGGCTACTTTAGGTACAGTAGATTTTAAAGAAACAACATGACCTTTTTTAATATAATCACCAGTAGCATTTCTAATGAGAGAAGCAGTTTTTGTATGCCCAGAATCTTTACTAAATGTGTGGGTAACAGACTCTACAAAGTATGTCCCATTCAATATTGCTCCTACACCATTTACTCTAATAGTTGTTAGTGATTTAACATTAACAGTTGGGTCAATATTTGCGTCACCTGTTAAAGTAGTCAACTCTCTTGCAATATATTCTTTTGTGGCTGTACTACCTTTACTCCCTGCACTAGCTCCTACAGCAGTTGCAGTACCCCCACCTTTGGGTGTGGCTGAAACAGGTTTCTTTGGTTTTGTAGGAGTAACTGACCTTACAGGTGGTGCTACTACTTTTTTCTTTTGTCTTCCCCATTTAGGGTCCCAAGAACCTGGTCCATCTGTCATTTTAAACAAATTATCACCTCGTTTATTTACCCTGTAAATCTCTAGGTGTGGAACTATTAGCAGTACTTGTTTTAACTGTTTTAGTGCTTAAATCCACATCTGAGGTTTCAACTTCTTCTTGTTTTGTTTCTTTATTGAGTCTAGGACTAAAACTTAACAACTTACCCTCATTAGTTCTATAGTCTACAGTGATTTTAGGGGTCATCATTAAGGGCATTTTTTTAAAGTAACCTACACCATTTCTAACACCTGTAATACATTTAAAATCCATAACTTTATCAGTCATAGAAATAAGAAATTCAATATCTGTCTGATTACTTTGAGAAATAGTCTTTTGTGCTTTACCTGAACTTGTTATATCCGCACTGAAACCATACTCAATAAATATTGCTTTTGCAACATCACTATATTTTTTATTATTCCAACTTCTTTTCTTCTTTTTTCTATTCATTGCGTGAGTTTGATCCATACAATTAAGAACCATTGAAGGATTACCACTTTCGGGAAAAGAAAAATCTATAACACTTATATATCCCCTGAATGTGTTTTTGGGCATACCTATAAACCCACCTACAAATTTTATAGTGGCTTCTTCTATCAATATTTTTTCATACTGAGAAAAGAAAAAAGTAGGGTCTGACATTGTTACCGTTAATGTGTCAGAACCATTACTATTTTCTTTAAAAACTATTGTCTCTACAAAAGCTCTATATCCCTCAAAGTGGAAGCCTGAAACCCATAAATCGTAGTAAGTACTTAATACGTTATCCATGCCTCCACCTCTTCACGTTTAGGGATAGTTAAAACAGTACCCGGTGTTATGTCTAGTTCTGTTCTAAACTGTGGATTTGCTTCTAAAAATATCCACCATAATTGTTTGTCTTCATAAAATCTACTTGCAAGTAAATCAAGTCTGTCTCCCTGTACAAAAACATAATAGTTAGAAGTATCAACAAACGTTAATCTTCTCCTTATTTCAAATACAAGTTCACCCTCGTTGCTTCTTAAATTGGTCTTAGTATATCGTGAATTTGAGTAAATCAATTTAAGGCACCTCCAATAAAGTTAAACTTATAGTCATTTCTCTACAGGTCAACTCATAGTAAAAATCAGACCAGTCTCTCGCTATGGTTGTGACTAAAAACTTCTTTATATATTTTCCATAGCTAAGTATCATGTATGGTGGTGGATGAAACCTTAATCGTCTATCAGGTAAAAAATCTTCTATAAAGTTTTTAAGGCTATCAATAGTTTCAAATCGTGTATCCCTTAAAAACAATTCTATAGATGTTGTTCTATTGCCACCACCTGCATATTGATAGTATAAATAACTTCCTCCAATACTGCCTACTTCTGAATATTTTGTAGTAACAGTATCACTAAATTTAGGAGGGTTGTAGATAAACTTTTTAACATTACCATTCTGTGAATTTTTAATAAAAGCTTTAAATACTATCTGCCTTATTGGAACTACAGCAGGTATTTGTGGCGTTATGTATGAGTTGATATATTTGTAGTCTATATCCATAAGTATTCCCCTCCTAGCTAGGTAATTTATAACTCATTATATTACTTAGTTGTCTTTGTTTATCTATTTCTTGTATTACTTCTCTTGCCAATTTCTTAGCTTCTTGTGACGAAGAGTTACTTGCCATTATGTTAATAGAACCCTCTGAAAAAGTGACACTACTTGCTTGGTTATTATTAGTAGTCCCTCCTAGAAATCCTGCTAATTTTTGCGTAAGAGAATCATTAACTAATAATTCGTTAGGATGAACATACATACTACCTTCACCTTTAATAAGTCCACCTGTTGCTCCTTGTGTTTGTTCCCAAGGTGCTAAGAGTTGAGAACTAGGTTTTCCTGAATATGGTGCTACAGCTTTTGGTACATACCCTGCTGCTTTATCATACATTCCTTTACCTGTTTTAATTTGTTTAGCTGCATTAGATGTCCAACTGGATATCCAACTACCTACAGTATTGAATATATCTTTAACTCCTTGAGCTAATGGTGCAAGTGCTCCTACAACTCCGTCAACGATAGCTTTTCCTACTGCTTTCGCTGCTTTAGTTAGCAAATCAACTGCTCCAAGTATAGCTTTACCTAATAATTCCATTGCTTTATCCATCATTTTCTTTAATTTAGGACCCCACTTGAGAACAAAGGCTTTAATCTTTCCCCAAAGTTTATCCCAGTTTTCTATTATATATGGAACACCCATTACGATAGCAATTCCTATATCTAGTAATAAGCTTCCAAAATCCATTAAGAATTCAGGTGCCCAAGTTGTAAATGCTGTCCATGTGTCATCTAACCACTTTTTAACATCTTCTATAAATTTAGGAACCCATTCTACAAAACTTGTCCAAGTATCGTTTAACCAAGTATCTATAGATTCATTCATTTGTGTTTCCCACTCAACCATTTGAGTGTTAGAATCTGCTACACCTTTAACAAAAGCTTCACCAAACTCAAGACCTTTAGCACCAGCATTTTTTACCCAACCGTCTATGGTGGTATTTAATTCTGTCTCCCACACTATTAATTTAGCATCTAAATCATTAAAGCCTTTCACAACATCATCAGCAAAATCTAATTCCATGTATCTAAGGAAAAAACCGAGACCTCTTAAAGCGGCATTACCTAGCTCTTCCATTCCTTTTTCGTATTTTTCTTTGTATGTTGGTAAATCTTCTATAAATGTACCTACTGCTTTACTCGCTATTTTAAAAGCTTTTTTTATCTCGTCTCTAAAATACCATGCTGTAGCTAACATAGCTAAAACAGCTAAAACCCAACCTATTACTGGGAACGACAACCCTAAACTTACCATTGCAACTCTTAATAGATTTGCCGCTAACTTTACACCAGATATAGTATTCTTTATAATGGTAAATATTTTCTTCAAACTCTTAATGGCTACTACTGCATTGTTAATCCATTTAGGTATATTTAATAAAAAATTCCCTATCGGTTTAAACACAGGACCACCAAATTTAAATGCTTCTTTTAACAATCCCATAAGTCGTGGTAAATCTTTTAGAAAGTTACCTATTGGTGTCATTATACGACCACCAAAGGCAAACGCATCAAAAAAACTCCATACAGCGTGTCTAGCTCCTAAAGCAGCTCCATTTATTGCCCTTAGATAACCAGGTAGTCTCATTATAAAATGTCCAATAGGTGTCATAATGGGACCACCAAATCTGAATAAGTTAAGAAAACTTGCAGTGGCTCTAAAAGCTCCTGCTGACGCACTACCCACTAATTTAATTGCACTCCATAATACCCCTAATCCTCTACCTATGGCTAAGATAACCCCTGCTACTTTTCCTATTAATAATAATGCTGTAAGACCTACAACTAAATAGGCTACTCCTTCACCAATGGCTTTCCAATCTGCATCAGCTAAAACATCTGATAGATTTCTTAGACTTTTTATTGTTGCATCATCTACACCCATCTTTTCAAGAGTATCTGCTAAGGCTTTGATAAATTTTTCTGCTGCTATTCTTGAATTATCCATCCCTTTAACAAAACCTGATACAAAGTCTTCAAAATTCGCTTTAAGTTTTACGAGACCATTAACGTATTTAGTTAAATCTTCTGCATCTAATGCTTTTTTAGTTTCTTCTGATAATTTACCATCGCGTACTACTTCAACAAAACCTTGCCACACTTTTTGTACCTTTGTAATTAACAACTTAATATCTTCTAGGTGATATTTCCAAAGATAAAAAACTACTAACCCCACTATGGCAAAGGGCAAAAATTTAGAGAATAGTCCTTTAAGACTTATTGAAGCACCTTCAGCACCTAATTTTACTATACCTAAAGATATTGCTAATTGTGCCATAGATGCTATTGCTAACAGAGTTATACCAAAAAACTTAAAGAAAGTACCTGTTATTATTAACACTATTCCACCTAGTAAAGTAAACTTAGCTATAAGTCCAGCTATTTTAGGATTTTCTTTTAACCAATTGGTAACACCTTTAACTATTCTTACAAACCAATAGGCTAAATCTTTAGCAATTACAGCCATTTCTTTTAGTGCATCAGAGAATACTTTAGAAGCATCCCCATTACTTACAAACTCAGCCCATTCATTCCCTAACATCTGTAAGGTTTTTCTGAACTCTAAAAATACACCTGTTTTTCCTACATTCATTATAAATATAGTCCAGTTATCCTCCATATTAGATAAAATCTGATCCCATGTACCAACCATGTTTTTCATTGCATCAGGGGCTTTATTCTTTGCTAAATCAACAAACGCCTGCATAAAGGCTTCATTACCTTTACCCAATGCATCTTTTAATTTATTCAGTTCTCTCTTAGGTATGTTAAATCTAGTCTGCAAAGACATGATTTTTTCATCTGCCGCCATGTTTCCAAGGGCGGTAACCATACCTCTAATTCCTCCTCTGGGACCCATATTAAAGGTAGAAAGGTCTCCAACATATTGTAAAAAAGGAACCATTTGACCATTAGCGTTTTCAAATTCTTTTGATACATCTATACCTACCCTAGATAATCCCGCCATTGCAGAAGTAGTATCTTCTACTAAGAAAGGGGTGTCAGCGGCGAATTCGACTCCCCATTTTAATTTTTTATCTGCTAATTCACCAAATGTAGTTACGAAAGATGCTCTTAATGTTTCCATTTTAGCACTTGTATCTATAAATGCTTTAAATATTCCCCCAAAAGCACCTACTATTTTCTTACCAGCATTAACCATAGAATTACCCACTTGGGTAAAGGCAAAACCTGCTACAGTTAAATTCTGTAAAGCACTTTGAGTTCTATTTATTCCTGCGGTAGCTTGGTCATTCCAAGTTACAACAAAGTTCAAACCAAACATACTCATTACTCACACCTCCTTGACTGTATTACTGTTTGTTTTCTGCATCTTTTTGTGCGAGTATTTTATCCACCCATATTCTTCTTTCTGACAAAGAAAGACTAAACAAAGTATCACGGCTCCAATGATACACATACGCTATCAAATGCATCTCGTCAATTGCCATACTCCAATTTAGTCTGTTCTTAAAGTCATTCCCAATAAAGGTGGCTATATAAAATTTATCGAAGTAAGTGGTGCTACAAAACTATGTCCACATTCATGACAATCTACATCAATTTCTTCTTTCAATCCAAATTCATTTTCTGCCATCAATTTAAAAAGATAAGTTCTATCTTTAAATGATAATTGTTTCATCATTAAATCTGTTACAGGTCTTCCCTCTAGCTCTTTAATACATCTCACTAACATCATAGTATTAGCTTGACCCACATTTCTTTGTACTATAGGTGAAAGAACTTCTCTGTCATAACCATTAGGATATGTTATAGTTCCTTTTTTCAATCTGTTCCCGTCTTTGTCTTTGAAACCTCTAGGTAATTCAAAACTCATTATTCTATTTCCGTTGAATTCTTTTATCTCTAAGTCCTCAATTTTTATCTGGACTTTCAAATCAGCCTCACAAGCAGGACATTTGTATGCTACATCCATTGTTTCACTCATAGATATTTCCCTTAATTTAATGGACATATAATCTTGGTCTGCAACAAGTAAATTCTGTATGATACTTTTCCAAGCATCAGCTCTCATGTCTTTTTTGTAAAAAGTGCCTATTCTTATACAACATCTCTCTAAAAGAACTCTTACAATCTTTCCTGCATTTGAACTTATATCTTTTTTAGCAATAGCTTCTTCGTCTGCTCCTGTTATTTCTTCAAGTTCAAAAGTCTTATGTGTCTTACCTTCTTTATCAAGGTATCCTGCTAACATTTCAAACTCTTCATTCTCGATACTTTCATTTTCCATCATTGCTTTTTCGTTAATTTCTGCAATTTTTACACTCTCTGACATAATAATTTCCTCCAGTTTTCTATAAAGTTAAGGGACACTAAACTGTGTCCCTTCTTTAATACTATATCATTATGAATACTATATTAGTCTATGTAGTATTCAGCTTCCACAATTATTTTTTCAATTGCAACATCTTCAGACATTGCATCTAAGTCGGAACCTTCCCAACTTTTAACCCAAGCTTCACCCAAAGTCCATGTTCTTGCTGTAGTATCTTGCTTGTCAAGCAATTCAATGGTTATGGTTGTTCTTGAAGTTGCACTAGAAAGAGAGTCCACATATAACTGTTGCAAATCTTTATCTGCGAACATTCCACGTTCTAAGACAATAGGTTCAATTTTCTCTTTACCTTTCATCTTACGAACAGCAGAGTAACCACCTTCTGAATATTCTAGGATACCCATTTCTCTTTTTAATCCAGATACTTTCTGAAAACCAATTCCTGTTGCAAGTCCCGGAATTGTAACTCTGAATTTATACTTATTCAATGGGTCATTTGCCACGGAACGAACTGCGTGAACTTTCATTATCATCTTGTTAAGTATAGTTTTTAACATATGTTTAACCTCCCTTCTTAGGTTTTATGCATTACTTTAATTATTACGAACTCAGCAGGAGTTTTTCTTGCGTAACCTATCTCGGCTATAACTTGTCCTAATGCTATTGTATCACTAGTATTCAATTCAGCATCACATTTTACATAGTAAGCGTCTGCTTTTATAAGACCCTTCAATGAACGTGCATCTTTCCACTGAGAATACAAAAATGATTCTAAAGCACTTGAAAATCTAGTCCAGAGGTCTTCGTCATTAGGCTCAAACACAACCCATGCTGTTCCTGCAACAACAGAAGTTTCAATATTAATATCAAATCGTGTATCACTTACATAAGGTTTACCACCTGTGGATAATGTTCTCGCTCCCCAAATAACTGTACCATATCCTGTTTTGTAAACAATTGCATTTACTGCCGCAGGATTAAGAGTATCAAGGTCAGTGGTGGAGAAAGTACGCTCCATTGAAATGACACCTTTTAATGCGGTTTCAATTCCTGCAGGTGCTTTATGCACACCTCTATTTGTATCAGTTTCTGCCATCTTACCCATAACAAACCCACTTGGAGGAATTAATCTCACAGCTTTAGAAGCCGAAAGAGGGTCTGTTACATTCACCCAAGGGTAGTAAAGTGCTGAATAATCTGTTGCAGTCAACGAAGCTTTATAAATTACTGCATTAGCAACATTAGTTGTTGATGGAACATCAAGTACACCAAAAGCTTGATTAGCCGCACAAAAAGTAGATATTGCATCATTAACAGTTGTTGATGTTTGTCCTGGTACTGCAACAATATTTACTCCTGTTCCTGCAAGTAAAGCTAAAGCATCTGTATAATCTGTATCATCAACATCAGATTTACCGTCTACTCCTGCCGCGAAAACTTCGGAAGTAGCAGCTTCTAAAGTAGAGCCTATTGTAACATCAAAATATTTACTTACTCCATTATACATAACACCATAATATCTATCACTAGTTGTAGTGTTAGATACATTACTGATTGTTTCTAAAAGAGTTCCTGTTGTATCTGGGTTTCCATCATAAGTTGCTACATCAAAATTTGCCGCAGTTATAGCATTAGCTGTAACTTTAACATAAAATCCATTTGCCCAAGTACCTTGGTCAATTGCTGTAAATACTGCTCCTGTAGTTACTGGACATTTAGCAGTCCCATATTCAGCAGTTGAATGAGCTGCTCTTGAAATATAACAACTATTTCCACCATTTAAAAAGAAAGTATAAACGGCGTAAGCTAGGTCATAAGTTGCCATAAAAGGTGAACTTAATCCAAGTGATGTTTTATTCACAAATTCTGTCCAAGAGTCACACTTAAAAGGAACAGTCAAACTTCCTCTATGTGCTATACCTACAAAACCAGCCAAAGAAGTTCCTAAGACTTTTATAGGTTTTTCTTGATTTACTATCTCTTCAAAATATACATCTGGTCTATTATAAGCCATATATATTACCTCCTAACTTTTAATATTTTAAGCATTATCTAAATTACCTGTATTGTTTATTGTTACTGTAGTTATCATGGATTTAGTCTCCGCTGGGATTTCGTCGAGTTCAACCCATATTTCATAGATAAAAATATTGTGATACATTATTTCACCTTCATCGCCCTCTGTCGAGTTTACAACATCTCTTAGTTTAACTTTACAATAACGTGTATTTCCTTCGGTATCTTCTACAGTGAGGACGTAATCTTTTCCTATTTTTCCTTGCCACTTTCTTGTCAATTCATCTGAATCTGCTAAATATTCTGTCCAGATATTTATTTGATATATAAGATTATAAGGTTTAGCTGGCTCCTCCACTTCACAAGTAAATTCTGTTGGATTAGTGCTAACTACCTCTGATACATTATTAAATCTTGCTGTTGCAAACTCCTCTGGATGTTTGCTCACACTACAAGAAGGATATACAGAAACAACATATTCCCTCTCAGGATTAGTTATATACACGGGTATGGCTGTAACACCTATTGTCAATATAGTAGGTATCAATGTCAATAAAGCAGTATCTACTTCTTTGTACCATACACTTCCATTCATATACTAACCTCCTGACCTTTTCACCATATAAAACATAGCTTCTTTAAATATTTTTATTACTTCACTATTCACTGCTTTAAATACAGGAACTAATAAAGGTCTTCCTTCCATTCTAGTAGTTCCATACTCTAAATAGGTCATTAAATCACTAAACTTTAAGGCTCTTCCTGCTCTTGCTACACTTGGATGAGTTTTCCAAGGACTAGCACCTATTATTACAGTTTTTCCACCCATTCCTGATTGCATATTCGTTAGTTTACGTATATCTAAATTCTTTTTTAACCATCCAGACTCTATATAAATTGTATCATGACCTTTAAGTTTTACTGTTCTTTCTTCAAGTGGTTTCCAATCTGAATCTCCACTGTCAATTCTTTCTCTCAATCTTTTTAAAACTAACTCAGCGGATTCTTGCATTGCATCATCCATCTCTTTTGTTATGTTTCTGGATAAATTAGTTAAAAATATGTTTGCTTCTCTCCACTGACCTCTTCTATTCAATGACATCATAGTTACTTCACATCCCTACACTCAAACATATAAAAAGTTGGTATGTCTTGTACAAATGCAACCTTCAATATATTAACAATACGATAAGTTTTTGAAGCATATGTAATCTTTCCCTTTATTAATTCTGGTATAGAAACCTCATGTAGTTCATTTAACTTAACAGAATAATAAGGAATTCTAAACAAGATGATAACTTTATGGGTCACACCTACACCCGATAACTGAGTAATTTTAGGATAATGTAATGCTTTACCAAATAACGATTTAGCTACACCATAAGTTTTTACTTTTTCCTCAGTATAAGGATTTCCACTAGTTAACGAAGTAGTAAAAGGATAATAATTTATACAATTATCTCCTTGAAATTGAAATACTTCTTTATGAACATCTTCAAAATATTGTTTATCTGCATCAGTAAATTGCATACATTCTCCCCTCTAGTCAGTAATAACTGTTAATTCACTAACAGTGAACTTACCATACCAATCAACAAAAAATAATGCTAAATAGTATGTAGTTCCTGACACTAAATTTTCAATCTTATAAAAATTCTTATGTAGGTTTCTAATTGTAACAACCAACTCTGCTGAGTCAACTACTACACCTTCTGCATATGTCAATGAGGTATCATTCACTAAATATTTATCATATACCGATTCTGTAGTACTCATATACAAAGCATATTTAGTAAACTTAGCAACTGTTAAATCGAACTTATCCCAAGATATTTCTATTTCAGTATCTGTATTATCCACTAAACTAAATGCCATACTTGCAGCACTTTGATTATCAGACAAATTGTAATTTCTAGTCGAGAAATATCTGTTACTGGTTGTTACTTCTGCTACAGTCACACCTTCTTGAGCACCTGAACTTAATACTGCGGAAGGGTCCTCCATTTTTATTATATAGTTTAAAGATTTGATTAAGTTATAATAATGGTCAAATCTTATATTCTTTTTTGTTTTTACTCCATCAGCTTCTATTTCATAAAGTGGTGCTGTCCTAGTTGATAAAGTTATATATAAATCTCTTTTTGCTAAAAGAGAAATATAATATTCTTTTCCCTCAGGTATGGTTGTCCCACTTATAGGAACAGGAAGTTTTAATCCAACTAAAGTAATGACACTAGTAATATGACTATCTGACATTTCCCCAAATTCAGGGTCATAAGTTCCAGCCATATCTACAAGCATACTCTCTTTAATCATTGTTACTAATGCTGATACCTCCACTCATACCACCCCTTTTCTATAAAGGTCTTAACAAATTTTCTCTTATAAGCATATCTTTAATTTCTTTGTTCACTTTTTGGCTTTCATCTTTAACGAAGTAATACCAAGTACCACCTATGTGACACTTATGATTTTTTTTGGGAAGTACACGGAAAAGTGGTTCTTTATTTGGTGCATCTTCTACCACAATCTGTGCTAAATCTTTCGGGTCAGGTTGAACAGGTTTTTCAGCCCACATATCTGTTGTAGTGATTGCACCTTTTCTCTTTTCATCTCCCATGTCTTCACTCACCTCTTCTTCTTTATTTTCTATTACTACTTCTGCGATAACTTCTTCTACGTCTTCCGACTTATTTTTTCTATTAAATTTACTGATAATTGTCACCCTCCTCATTATCTGGGAGTGAAGCACTTACACTTCACCCCAGTAAATATTATTACACTATAGTTTCAACACTTGTTACCCCTGCTACAGTAGACTCTTGAATTGTTGCTTGTGCAACAGTTAGAGTATTAGTTTCAGCTACTACACCATCTGTTGTATCTGCTGATGTTTCAGCAGTTATTACACCTGCTGATGTACCATCAATTAATGCAATGTTTAATGTATCATCTGCCGCTAAAGCTTCAATAGTTGTTAAGGAAACTAACACTCCTGTCCCACCTACTGTATAGTAATCTGTTATATCAGAGTCCAAATTAAATGCAGCTCTTATTTTTGTTGCTACATCACTTGCGGTATCTCCTTCTAAAACAGCTACAGTTACAGCACCCGTTGCACTACCGAGAGCAGATGTAACAGTTGCAGTACAGTTTCCTGATGTTGTAACACTACCTATAATACCAGCTAATGTATTTGTTGATACTCCTGCGGTTACACCACTAGCTATGGTAATAGCAAGTGCTAAAGTTGCATCTGTACCTGCAGGTGTTAAAGTAGTAAATACTAAAGAAGTCCCAACTCTTTCTGTAATAGCAAAAGCCGCAATAATAACATCTGAATTTAACGCAATAACTAATTTATCAATTACTCCTGTAATAGTATCTCCCGCTACTAAATCAACGTAAGTAGTATTTGGAGATCCTGACATATTAGCCGAAGTAACAACAACTTTAACTGTTCCACTATTTGTGGCTACTGCTGTTACGGCAATACTTTCTTTCTGATTTATTGCTAGTACACCCGGAGTTGTACTAGTTGAAGCACCAACTGTTACACCTGTATCATCAGCATTTGTTAAATCTAATGACAATGTTACATCATCTGCGATTTTAGCATTTGCAGTTAAAATAACGTCAGCCGTACTTGTTGTAATTGTGTACCAATCAGTTATTGCACTAACTGTTTTTAAGGCGTTCATTATCACAACGGCAACTTTAGTAGCACTATTCGCTGCTGTAAGAATTGGAATATTAACAGCTAAAGGTGAACCCACTACACTATCAGATGTAAGGGTAAATACCATAGTTCCAGCAGTACCACTTACATGGTTGGTGACAGACATTGTTTCTACTTGTGCTGTTCCTACTGCACCACCTAAAGCATCAGTAGAACTTCCTACTGTAATTCCTGTACTTGTTGCAATTGCAATTTCTAAAGCATTATCCGGAGCTAACTTATTAACAGTTGTTAATACAACATTCGCATCCACAGTGGCATCTATTGTAAATGCTCCTGTTATTGTTGCATCAGCATTTAAAGCTGTTCTGATTGCAGAAGCAACCAAAGTTGGAGTTGTATGGACCGCAGAAGTTAATGGGACATACAAAGAATGAGGTGAACTTGTACCTAAAGCTACGGCAGTCACAGTTATTTTCAGAGAACCATTACACGTACACTGATTAGTTATGGTAATAGTCTCAACTTGATTTACTCCTACTAAAACTGTGGCTGTCTCAGCTTGTTTAGTTCCATCTGACCATAGAACTGCATCACCTGTTATTACTACACTAGCTTCACCATTAACAAACGTTAATGTAGTGCTTGGTATAGTAGCTGTTCCTACTTCTGATGTTTCACCAATTGTAACACCAGAAGCTATTGCATCATTAAACCAAGTACACACATTCCCGTTTTCATCTGTTAATTTTATAGTTACTCGTCTTGTCCAAGTAGCAGATGTTGTTGCTCTGGTAGTTGTCGTAGGGTCAATCACGAACTTTAATCCAGTACCTAACAATCCACTCTCTACTCCTTGCATCCATTCCATGAATGCAACTACATTATCAGAAATACTTCTGACTTGTTTTGAACTTAACATATGTTAATCCTCCTTCCTTTCATTGTGTGGTCATTAAGTAGTTTCAATAACTACTCCATAATCATCGTGTAACTTAGCTGTGCCCCAAATTGCATACCAAGCTAAACCTCTTTCTCTTCCGAAATCTACTACGCCATTATCTCTTAACTCAACAGGGAGGGCAACAGCTAATCCAAAATAAGCTTCACCGAAAATTACTGACTGAAATACGTCAACTGAACCAACAGCAGCATTTACAAGAGCAGCTAGATATGCAGGGTCAGCAGCACCAACAGCACCATTACGCATAAGAGTAGTTTCAATAAATCTTGTATCATCAATTTTACCAATCTCACCATTAAACAACTGCTCTGGAGCACCATATTTGGAAGCTTCAATCCATGCTGAATCATCTCTTAAACCACGTGACTGATGCAAACTGTTACTTTCCCTCTTGAGAGGTACTGACCAAGTTTTAACTTGGCGGAGAAACTACTTCGTTGAAGGTTGTTCACTCCTTCGAGTTTCTCTCTCGTAATTTCTTACGATGTTCAGACTATATCACTATCCCCTTTTCAAGGATACTTCAGCCCATAGTCGTTGCAAGGGTATTTGGTTTATCAATGGTATAAGGTCTTTTTATCTTATATCTCATTGACGGAATTATAAAAGGCTCAATAATATTCAAAAACTTTTGTGTAAACTCAGTACCGATATAAATCTTAATTCTCTGCTTCATAGATTTACTATTTTTCTTTTTAGATATTATTCCAAACTTTATGTCTAGCATATCTATTAGTAAATCCACTTCACTTTCCTTGTACCTATCTGTGGATAATATTATTACTGAATTTCTTGTTTTCAGTCTAGGTGTTATGCTTACATACTCACAACCGCCATCATCCATAAACCAATAGGCTAAGCTTCTCTCGGTAACTAAATCTACTACATTATGAGGAACTCCTCTTACATTCCCACTCCAAAACATTGAAAGTATTTCTTTTAAATTACTAGAAGATAGTGTGTTAAAATACCATACTGGATATTTTCTATCTTTCTCTTTAGGTGGAGAACCACATAAATTTTTAAATATTTTATATTTATGTGTTACATAGTTTTTTTGTTTCAAGCAATGAGTAATTTGAAACCTTGTACTTGTACTTGAAACATTATGTATTGCTATATCACCTAAACAACACCCTATCAATACTTCTTTCTGTAATTCATTCATATATTTTCTCCTATCTTGTTTTATATAAGAGTAACATATGTTCAATGTTTTATCTAGTGTCATCAACCTTCTCTCAGGATTGGCGTATATACGTGATTTGATATACTTAGCGTCCCCTGATTTCGCCAAAATTATTCCTTCACGACTTACGCCGCAATGCCCCCACTATAAGGGTGAACAAAACAAATCCAGAACCCAAAATTGAATTTTGTTGCATTGTTTGTAGCAAGAACTTCAATAGCATCTTTAACAGTGGACACTTTAAAAGTACAAGTAACATCCAATGTTGCTCTTGAAGAAATAACTGTTCCTGTGCTTGTTTTTGCATAAACAACATTTGTACCTGTCAATGCAACATCCCTTAAATCAGTATCAAGAACTAAAGCGTAATCCCTTGCAAGTAATATTGCTGCAGAACCCATAACACTATCAAAAGAAGCAACGATTAACAACTGTGAAACTGTAACTCCATTACCCTTTTCAAGAACAGTGATAGGTGTCAAGCTACCGCTTAAAGCTTTAGTCTCAATACGAGTTCCCTCTGTTAATGTTCCACCCTGTGTAAGATTGTCATACACAAGCATATTAATTGTAAGTCCAGGCTCTACACCTAGCTCAGTTTTAATATCTGTGAATTGAAGAAATCTCATAATAGGTAATGCCTGAAACTCAATTTCTTTCGAGTAAACTGTCTTAACGGACTCACTGAACGTACCTGCTGTATGACCATCCAAAGCACCTGATACACCATCAGTAGTAGTCATAAAACTTGTTGCGTGAGCCTTCATGATAAATTTACTGAATATTGAATTTAAAAATCTTATTTTCATCTTCATACCTCCAATTTAATATTTACTTTCCCATGCCTATCTTCTTTCTGAATTCGGCATATTCTTCTCTACTCATATCTTTTATATCTTGAGGCTTTATATTTTTTAAATCCATTTTAGATGTACTTACATTTGCTGGAGGAACTTTTGTTGGAGGAACTTTTCCTGCTTTTCCCACTATGTCTGTATATCTGGTTTTTGCAATTACTATAGAAGCATCAATTTCTTCCTTGGTTAATCCCATTACAAGTTCAGGAATTAATGTCTCTCCCTCTTCACGAAGTTTAGTTTCTCGGTATAACTTAATTTCATATTCAGATTTTATTTTATCTTCAATAGCTGTTACATCTGCCGTATTTTTTGTTGCGGTTTCTTCTGCAATTTTAAGTTTACCTGTGAGAGCTTCAACATCTTTAAGAAGTTTAGTAACCTGTTCTGACTCAGATTTAGTTGAACCGGAGCGTACATCTTTTAACTGAGTTTCTAAACTAGCAACTAGAATTTCCTTCTCTTGAATTTTAATCAAGTTCTGGTTATTCTTATCAGTCATTTCCTGTATTTTCCCTTTCAACTCTGTTAGTTGTGGGTAGAGCTTATTCTTTTCCTCAGTTCTTGCTTTTGCAATTAAATCTTCATAGTTTACACTAATTGGCGGTGGTTCAGTACCTGCAGGTGGTGTTACTGGTGGTACAACTGGCGGTACTACTGGCGGTACTACTGGCACAACTGGTGGTGTTCCCCCTACTTCTTCTGCATAAACTTTTAAAATTAATTTCCCGATAATACCTTTGATAGTTTTTCCGTTTAATAGACATGATTTCTTCATAATATACTTCTACCTCCTAGTAATCTTAGTTTAAATTTACCACATATATCTTTTTTTGATAAGTGCTTTCTGAGTTAGTTGCTAAACCTTACCCGCTTTATTTGCTCCCTTTATTTCTTTTCTTGTTGCTTCAATAGAACTTTCACCATTTTTTAGTCCACTATTTAATTGTTTTTCTTTTGAGGACGTATAAATTTCTTCATGTTCTTTTCTATCCTTGTCTATTGCTTTAATTTTAGTTTCTATGTTCTCTTTATTTAATCTCTTCATTGCTCCCATTCTATCTTCTAATCCTAGGTTCATTTCTTCACCAATTTGCTGTAACTCAATTATGTTATCTTTTGGCAAAGTATCTGGAAGACTTACCTCATTATGATAAAATACTGCTGGTTTCATTTTTTCTGGTCTACTCACAAGTCCTTCTTTTAATGAAATAAGTAATATCAAAGCATTTACTTGTTCCAGTCCTACTTTACTTCCCAATCTTTTTACTCTTGTTCTTTCTATGATGGGCATATTAACAAACTGCAAAGCTACACCAGAAGTGTTACTTATTGATTGTGTTCCTCCTAATGCTCCCTCTGGAACTCCCCCTACTTCATACATAGTTTGTTTGAGTTCATCAATGTAATTTACAGCGGCCGTTAAATCTGACTCTAAAGCTAGGTTCTGTACTTTGGCATCTTTAGGTAATCCACCCCATACTTTATTTACGCCTTTTTCAAGGTTACTTATTTTTGCACCGAAAACTATTGTAATTGGAGCTGCATGATATTCTATTATTTCTGAAATATCAGATACCTTTGTATTAAGTTCCACATTCAACGGAATTAAGTCTTCTAGGTCACCTAGTCCTTCACTCCTACCTGCTACTGTGTAATTCTTCATTTGAATAAATGGTATAATACCATATTTGTTTTCAATATTAAGAACTACTGCTTCACCCTCTTTAATTATTATTCTATCTTTGGTCCATTCTTGCTGGTAAATTATTTTCTGCACTTTTGAACTTCCAAAGAAATTCTCTTCTTCTCTATCAATAGGGTATTGAATAATTAGTTTTATAAGTTTATCCTTATCATGCTGGTCATAGAATGGGAACGCAACATGAGTTGGAATAACCATTATTCTTATTCTACCGTTTGGGTACTTTTCATACGGGTCATCAATTTCATCTGGAGTAGAGTATCTCACTTGTACCCAAGCATCTCCTGTTATTGCTTTCATCTGCCCTATCTCTAAACAAAGAGTTTCTCTTAAATTATCATCCCATACATCATCAAGATAATCGAAAGTATTTCTTCCTTCATCATCAATTTCAAATTCTGCTGCTTCTGCATGAGGTTCAACAACAAACCCTTTACCAAATTCAAAAGCTACAAACTTGTTAATAAACGACCTACAATAATTATGTGTTATCTGTGGTCTATCAGTATCAGTAATATTCTCCCAATGGAAACCATCATAGAAATTCCAAGCTGTTCTTATTGATTCTATTCTGGCTAAATCTTCTGGAGAAAGATTTCCGTTCACAGATAACAAAGCACCACTTATCACACTGTTATAATTTCTTCTGTTAAATGCCATTAATTCACTCAATTAGACTACCTCCGTTTCGCTGTTATTTTATTTCTTGAAGTATAAAATCTACTTTGTTTCTTTTTCATTATTATATTTTCCTTCTCAGTCTCAACTACTACTGTATCAGTTTGGTCTTTTGTTCCATACACAGCTAAAGCATAACTGTCTGGATAATCGTCATGAGCTCCTCTGTTTGGTGGGTGACAAACTTGCATTACTGCGCCTTTATAGTTCTTCTGCAAATCTCCCATCTGGCTTAGAAATTGTGTGTACTCTCTGGTTCTTACTGTCATTTCTCCTCTTGGGAACATTGACCTTTTGGACTTAATTTCTCCATCTAAATACTTGTACATATCAGACTTAGATTGAGTACTAAACACAAAAGGAATTACCTCAAAAGGAACATTGGCTTTAAACCTATCTGCAAGTGAAGCTTCTTTTGTCGAGTCAATTACTAACCTTACAATATTAAAGTTTTTGAAGAAATCCATGCATATATGATATTGTGCTTCATAATCTTCACCGAAAATCTCTTTCCAACAAACAATATCTGTATAATAGGCTTTGAAGATTTCCATCTCATTTGTCTCTTCATTGTACCGACCTTCATCTATGACAGGGTTATCCCAGTCTACTTTAACAACTGTTATAATTGTACTATCTGTTTTAGCTGCAACATCTATACCTACTACATGGCTATTTAGTCTATTATATTCTTCTAATTCTTTCGTTGGGTCACCATTATCTCGTTCATATCTTAGAACATCATCTATGAAAGAACCTCTTTCAAACAACCATTCTAGTTTGTAAGACATTCTAAACTCATCTGAATGTTCCCCATATCTGAACTTCTCTCCCTCTATGTATTTAGCATATGAAGGATTATATTTACACCCTATTTTGTAATCAAACTCATAATGATTCTTTAAGTGTAACTGTCCATTGTCAAAGAACTTTTTATTTCTATCGATTGAATTAAAGAAGTCGCCCTTATAGGTTGAAGAAGTTCCTATCTTAGCTATACTTGCATTATAAAATGCTCCCATAGGCATGATGCTGTTAGAACTAATCATGTTATTTGCTATAAAATTTCTTCCCTCAGTTTTTAAACAATAAGTATGCTTAACTCCCGAACTGACACAAGAAGTAACTTTATAAAATCTTATATTATTACTATAATGTTTAGATTTATTCCTAGTAACTCTATTTTGTATTTTATTAAGTGCTTCATCTAATAAATGTTGTTTTTTAAACAATTTAATATTATTCCCAAACCTGTTTAAATCTAAAACTGATTTTAGGGTTATTATGTGTATTATTTTTGCATTAATACTTAATCCTTTGTTATTTTCTCTACTAAACATAGTAGTATGTATCCCAAATTTTAAGTATACATCCTTTAACTGTTTTACAAGTTTCTCTGATATATTTGCAAATGATATATGAGGTTTATTGTAGCAATCTGCAACACAACCATCAGTCTCTATCAATCCCTCAATAACCCCTGTATAGAAAGATTTTGAGTACAATTTATCAGGTAAACATTTATTAACACCTGTTACATTGTGCATTCCTATTTCTCTAAACCACACTGTAAGTGGGTTACTGTTTTTACAATTTGTAGGTGTAGAAAAACAAACTTCCTGCATACCATTGCTTGGATTGTAATTACACTCTGTCATATATACATTTTCACCAAAAACTTTTTTAATAATTTCTATAAGTCTTTTATTTGTTGATAAATCACCTATAAAATGAGGTGTTCCTACTAAACAACCATCACCTAAAAAATAACCTAGTATCAAACCTTTTTCATAATCATTTTCTTGTTCTTGTGCAAAATAAGGTAAAATATCAGGAACTCCAATCCTTAAAGAAGAATATTTATCGAAACTATCTATTATATCTTTTACAGTCCTGAATTTAGGTCCTCCTTTTTTGGTATTTTTACTATAGGTGTAAAATTGGTGATTTAAAGTGGCTTCAATAGTATCTCCATTGTTCAGTTTTAACTTGTACACTTCTTGCTTTCCATTATCGTAAAACTCTACGGGAGTTTTAGAAGTAAGATAATTCATACTAGAATTAAAAAGTACTACTTCACCCTTTTTCTGTTTAACTAAAGTTTCAATATCTAAATATTCTCCGTTACTCATAAGAATTCTAGTATCATAAGTTAAGCATTTCTTAATCTTAAAGTCAGATACATCCTGGGCTTCTTCTATTATAATAAGCTTTAAACTTTCACCCTCAATATTACTATTTTCGGATGCAGATAATGAAGTTGCCCAAGATCCATTTGACAAAGAACAAGTCTGACCATTACTCGTTGTAAAATACAAATTAAATTCGGGGTCTTGTAATATTTTCTTACACGTCTTACTCTGTAGCCTTGCTCTTATTCGATTGAAGGTAATTTGTGATTGTCTTAATGAAGGAGCGAATATACCTACCCACACACCATCTTCAAATCGCATAATTCTTTTATCTTCTTTAAACATTGGCAAAGTTGCAAGGTAGGGAAGGAATATCATTACCCCACCTACAGTAACAGCAACTGTTTCCGATTTTCCTATTTGCCTTGAGAACAAGGCTGTCAATTCTTCACCATCATTTTCTAGTAAAGACCTTATTAATCTTTTACTAAACTGCTCTTGGTAAAGAAACAACTTTATCCCTGAATACATAGCACAAAAATCATATACTACATTGGTTAATTCTGTAATTTTCATTAACGCCATATGCTACCTCACAATAAATTCTGCATTAAGTCCACGTAACATCTATTTCACTTCTACCTAATACTACACTACCCTCTAATGTCCCAGAAAATTCATAGGAAAGTTCATTATAGCCTAAAGGTATAGTATAATCGTATTTATAAATACCTGTACTTATTTTATGGGTTGATATTATGCTTATTGTACTCCCTACTTGCTCATGGTATCTGGTATAAATTTTCAAAGTAATACTTGTAGGGTCTGCATATACATCCTCAAACGTTTTAAATTCTGCTGTTAATCTAACGGTATTTCCTCCCAAAGCCAATCAAATCACCTCTTCATTTTCTGGAATAGTTGTTACTGACATTACGGGTATTCTTTCTGAAAGTGATAACGTAGGTAGTCTTTCTACACCTGATACAAAACACTGGTAAAAAATTGTTTCTGCAAGGTACTCTATATAGTCTCCAATATTACTATTAGCTGTTATATTCTTATTAACTACTATTATAACTGAACCTTCAACTTCTATTTCAGCAATTAAATTATGGGTGACATTTTTACCTACAATGGGTATGACTGAAACAGTACTTGTTACTTCTTTTAACTTTACCCTATATAACTCTCCTGAAACAGTTGTAGTTGCTGTAATTTCTTTAACTCTAGCTCTTGGTATTCTTCCATCAATATTAATATATGAAGTTAATGTTTTATAGGTAGTTCGAGTAATATTACCCAAAATATTTGTTAGAGCATCTGGTAACTTAATAATAGCTTTTTGAACAGTAGATACCACAACAATATTAGAAGTTATATTTTTATATGTAACCCTACTAATTTCTGCACTAATATCTGTATTTGAAAGATAGGACTCTTCTCTACCCTTTATTACACTTGCTGATATATTAGTGGTAGTCTGTATTGATTTAGTTATAACTCTTCCTACAGTACTACTTACTAAAGTATTACTCGTTACTGATTTAGCTCCACCGGATAAAGCATCTATGCTCCCTACAACATTAACATTTGTTAATAAAGTTTTAGGTATTGTTTTATTTACTGCTCCTATAACTTCTGAATTTGACTGAGTATTTTTCAATGAATTCTTAGTTACAGTAGATACAACGATAGAATTCCCAACAATATCTTTTAAGTAAGAAACTAATTTTATTGGTATAGAAGCCTCAACTAAAATATTAGCTACTATACTCTTATTTATTTCTTTACTTAATACCCCACTTACTACATTACTTCCCAAAATATTTTTACTTATTTCTTTGTTAATATTACTAGTGGTACTGCTATTTGAAATAATATTTTTATTAACGTGTGTTAATAATGTTCCTGCAACTTCAGTTGATGAAATTATATCTTTAATAGCTTTAGCCATTGTTCCAGTAACATCTACATTTGCGGTAATGTTTTTATTAACAATTGTTAGTAATGTTCCATTTACAAGACTACTTGAAATTATATTTTTATTAACATTTGTTAATACTGTACCTGCAACATCTACATTCGTGGTGATGTTTTTATTAATAATCTTTCCTATGATTGACTCTAAAGTAACGTTTGCAGTAATACCTTTATTGTAATCAGTAAGTTTTTCTACTGAACCTAGTACTGATACTTCCGAAGTATTACTTTTATTAACATTCGTTAATAGTGTTCCAGTTGTAGCACTATTCGAGATTACATTTTTACTAGTAATTCTTGTTGTTGTCCCTAAAACATTTACATTCATAGTAACGTTTTTATCAGTAACCCTTACTGTGGTTGACTCTAAAGTAACATTTGCAGTAATACCTTTATTATAACTAGTAAGTTTTTCTGCTGAACCTAGTACTGATACTTC